TTCCTCGGAGCCGATTTTGCGGCCTCCTTTTGGTGATCTGGGAAATGCCTGCTTTCTTCCGCACCGGCAAATAAATCGAATCGAATTGTAAGGCCTCCACGCCGAACAATCGCGTTGAGGTAACGCCCCTCTCTGGGCGTCAGGGGAAGTTGTAGGTTGGTCAGTCATTTTGAGCGGGTGTTGAAGTTGCGGAGGGGCGTCCCTCACACGAAGGGTTCGGCTGCTCCGCAATGAGCACTCCTTGGCCCCATCCCATGTGTAAATCTACGATCCTCGCCTTGTTTGCGGCGGCCCGCTCAGACGAAAATGGCCAGGCCTTGTCAACGTCATCAGTAAATCCATATCCTCGGCTTTTTACCTCTTTTGGAGTGCGCGGACCTTGGAGGTATTTGCCAGCCATCTCGTTGCGAGGGTAGCCAACGACTACGATCCAAGGGGTGGATCCGATAGCGTCAACGCGGGCGTCTGCAATCCGCTCAAGCTCAGCCAGTTCCTTGGCTTCTTCCGTCGTCAGATTCTTCTCACGCACGTCTCGCCGAATCAGTTCACAGCGGCGGCGGTTAAGCATCGGCCATCCTTTCGAACCAGGCCGAACAAGTCGCTCCAGCGAACGCGTGGGGCCGCTCATTGGCTCCTCCCTTCGCTTTTAGGCGCGTCGCTGAGCTTGGCGTTCGGCCCAAGTCCTGGAGAGCCGTCAGGAACAATCGGTGTGCATCCTCCATCCGTGCGCTGAGATGCAAATCGTTGGTTGCCCTTCTGCGGTTTGATACTGAATCGAAGCGTTGCGACATCGTAGCCTCGGCGGGTCAGTTCATCGAGGAAACCTTTGTCAAAGACTCCCGCAAGAAATCCAGCATCGCACTGGGTCTGAGTCCCCAAGGGATGAAAGCACATGAGCCCTTCAGCCTTGTCCCAATACAGTCGTAACTTGTCGGCAGCACGGAGCCGAACAGAGCCTTGGAGCAAACGCGCATTCTTACTCATCGGCTCCTCCCTTCATCGCTGGCGCGTTGCTCAAGCTGGTGTTCGGATGTAGGTTCTTGAGAGCATCCTCGGCCGCTTCCTCAGGCGTTGAGCCTTGGCCCCGCGCCACGATTTGCCGCTTCTCATCGTTCTCGTATGAATCCGTGCAAAGCCAGGCCATCCATTCAGTCTGACGAGTGTATGCTAATTCAAAATATGCGTAAGGGTTTTCCTCCAGCATCTTTGCATGAGCTTCTAATAATTCAGTGAGTTTCTTCATAATGGTAAAAATTAAAGGTTCCTGTCGCCTTGGTCGTCAGCCGAACAAGGCGTTTCAGCCAACGCCGGGGACGTCGTGGTTGCAGGTTGTGGCTCATCGGCGGCGCGGCTGAACTTGGCGTTCGGCTGGGTCATAGGAATGCGCAAAGGACCCCCATAAATCCCAAATGCCAGGCCTGATCTATGCACAACGGACCAACCGGCCACTTGTCCGGCGGCGTCTGCTTGTAGATCCGCATCCATTTCAAGTGCAGAGCGAAACGATCTTGAAGCCAGTGCTGCGCAAGTATCGCAGCGAGCGCCCACCATGAGAGCCCGCCAGCAAAAGCGATAATCAAGAACGGTATTGAGTAGGCCGCGACATGCGCGGTGCAGACAAGCGAGTCTCGCGACTTGGCCTGCATCCAGTTGTTTTGCAAAAGAAAGTCACCGATGAGGTGAGCGATGATTAGTTTTTCGATCATGGTAGTAAAAATTATAGGTTCCTGTCGCCTTGGTCGGAAGCCGAACAAGGCGTTTCAGCCAACGCCGGGGGCGTCGCGGTTGCAGAGCCGGAGCCATCGGTGGCGCGGCTGAACTTGGTGTTCGGCTTCAGAAATTGCTCAGCTATCCACCGAGTATAAACGGGCGGTATCGCTTGGGCGAGTTCACCTTGTCCCATCCATGAACATCCCATTTCGCGGGCGGCGTATCTGACTCCTGAGAAATGTCCCACGGGTTGCACGATGTCCCCCTCCCGTATTGGCCTGCCCATCTTTACGGGTTTCATGGGCGGGACTGCCGGCTGAGGCAGCGGGAAGCTGGTTTCAAAGTATCGCGGGCGATGCACGCGGATTCCAAAGGTCGAGCCGTTCAGTAAGATCGGATTACGAAGTGGCGCGCCTGGGACGTTTTCAATCACCCACGGCTTGCCTGTCTTCATCAAAGCCTCGCGAGTGGCCGCGATAAGATCGCGGTATTCCCGGCCTTCTTTGCGCCACTGCTTTCCTGCCTTTGTGTAGGCTTGGCACGGCGGCGATGCGTGGATCAGGTCGAATTTGTGACCGTGCTCTCGGAGGTATTCGAGAGCGTCACCCAAGACAAATGCGTGCGGATTCTTAGGCTGAGGCCGAATGTCCACACCTACCACGTCAAAGCCTGCCAGCCGATAGCCTTCCCCCGCACCTCCGGCACAACAAAACAAATCCAACAAGGCAGGCCGAGACACCAAGGCAACGCCGAACAAGGCGCTGGAGGTAACGCGGCTATCTGGGCATGGGGGAAGGTTCATGGCTGGCCTCCGTTCTCAGCGGTCGCGGTTGCGTCGGAGACGCGTCCCTCAGCTTGGCGGTTCGGCTGGGCGTAAGGATTATCTGTCGAGGAGTCGCGCCAAGCTGCCATCTCAGGCATAAGTGGCTCGGCTCGCTTCCGCATCTCGGTAAGGTGATGAATCAACCACTTAGGCGGACGTTTCAGCTTTGCCACTCGGTCTGTTGTAACGAGTATTTGAGCAAATAGCCCGCACGACTTGGCGTGCATCAGGTTCCGGCGCAAATACTCATCACCCGCCAAGGCAGGCCGAACGGGCTTTATGAGAAAATGCGCATTCTCGCTCATAGCGACACCCCTCCCTTCACCACCTCAAACTCCACCCGCCACACCAGCGGGTTATCCAGCCAACTCTGCGCCCCGTTCAGCCCCATCCACAGGCTCACAAACGCCGCCCGGGCGCTCATCACCTGACGCGGCGGCACATGCTGCACATGCTCAATCTGGGCTCCCAAAGTGCCAACCTCCCCCACCTGGGGCACGCCGCCCACAAAGCCCTCTACCACCTGGTAGTTGTGGCCACCCTTGCACAGCACGTTGTAGTAGCCGCTGCTCATCTCCGGCACCACTCCCTCCAGCAAAGCCTCCTCCTCGGTGAGAGCGTGCAAACGCTCCACCCGCACGCCCTTCACCGCCAATGTGATCCGGCTCGCCCCGCGCGGCATGAAGAGGGACGGCTTCCACCGCCATCCCTCCATCGTGGCCCAATCAGGATCAGTCGCCCGATACACCCACCAGGGCGAGCCCTCACCGGCCTGCGCCGTCGAGGCAAACGTCTCCATCACCCATAGCCGATCACCGGCCAACCCATACGGGCAACCCTTCACCGCCTCGGGATCATCAAGATGCCACTGCTTTCCCTTGGCCTTCACACGGCCGGACTCATTCAGCTTCACCATCCGGCGCGTCACCACCTTCTTCCCCGCCAGGATCGCCCGCACCATCGGACCACTCATTAAAATGGGCTTCTCACTCACAGCGCACCTCCCGCGTTTGGTCCTTGGTCCTTGGAACTTGGAGCTTTCGCGCCGAAGGCGCGCATCGCCGCCACCAGCCCGGACAGCTCACGCAGCTCCTCGGGGGAAAGACGGTCCAGGTCGCTGACCAGGCTCGGAAACAGTTTGGGAGGGATCATAGTTGGGAAGGGGTTCGTTTGTTTCTGACGTAAAACTTTGCGAGTCTCGTAAGTTTTGCAAGCCCATAATCCGAAAAACTTTCAGCGCCTTTGGTTTCGCGCCTTCCGCATCAGTTCTTCCACCTTCGACGCTGGCTTCAAGTTTCCCGCCACCGGTTCGGCGTAATACGGTTGGGCATGAAGGAGATAGCGCAGCAAATCAATGAAGTCCTTGGACGCCTCTTTTGGCCCTCCTTGACCCGTGAAGTTCTCCATCGCAAAGATCACGTTTTCGCAGTCGTCGCTCACAAAAAGTTTGGGGCCTTCCGCCGGATTCGACCAGTGTGGCGTGTGGGCGAGGTGGTCGTTGATGAGCTGCCAGCCCTGCGTTTGGTCCCTCCCCACCACCTCAGTGGGCTCGCACAGCAAATGCGCATCGGCCAACACCTCCAACAAGTTAGCGTGTTCCATCCGGGCGTAGCCGGGCGTGGCGGCGGCGCGAGAGTCGAGCAGCCGCGTCTCCACCGGGATCTTGGCCCCGTTGCCGGCGTCCATCTCCTCCAGGGTGAGCTCGTCCTTGTCCAGATCTGTCCAGCCCTCGATGCGGGCGATTTCCGCCTTGTAGTCCCATAGGCTCAGGCCCAGCCCCGGCGTCTGCCCCCGGCCCGCCTTGCCGCCCAGCGTCGTGCCGCGCTCGGTGTCCTCGCCTTCCTCCGCCCAGGGACCGGGGAAACCATGCCCCGGGATGGCGTGCTTCTGGCAAGGCCACTCGCGCCAGATCCAGATGCGGTCATAGCGGTCCACCCGCGCCCAGATCATGCTCCACTGACGATGGCCCGCCGGGTCGAGCACCATGTAGTTGGTGCCCTCCACCGCACTGGCCACCGCCGCCGGGACCACATGCACATCCCGCTTCCACTTGGGAAACAGCGTCGTCTCTTCGCGCTCGCAGTAGCCGTAAAGGCGGATGAGCTGGGTGTCGGTGCTCTCCCGCGCCGCGGTGCGCATCAGTTCCTTGAAGTCGGAAAACGGATTCCACTCGGACGCAAACCACATGGCCCGGCTCAGGCTCTCCACATCGCCCCACTTCACCCGCTTCTCTGCCACCGTGGGCACGCGCTTGGCCACGCCGTCCACCTCCACCCGGCTCTCCATGTCCATCAGCGTCCTGGACCCCTTCACCACCATGCTCACCGGCGGGGAGTAGCCCTGGATCGGCGTGAAGCCCCGGATGGCCGTGGCCCGCCGCGTCACCAGGCGGTAGGCCAGCGTCTCCACGATGGGCCGCGTGATCAGCTCATCCCCCATGTAGCCCAGGCAGGGGCGGCGGTTGGGGTCGCCCAACGACGGCCCTTCAAACGTCGTGATCTTCGCCCCGTAGGTCTTAAACTCCACCCGGCTGCCGTTCACAATAAAACTCTCCCCCGTGAAGCCGTTCTTCCGCGTGTAGCTCACGTAGTTCACCGCGCCCTGGCCGCAGGTCTGCCACTCCGGCGGCAGGAAGTTGTAGATCAGCTCCTGGTGGGTCGCGATGCTCATGGGCAGCGATTCGTGAAACACCCAGATATGCGCCCCCGGCCTCTTCAGCGCGCAATTCACCACCCGCTTGCACATGTAGGTCGTTTTGGTGCTTCTATTTCCGCCGAGGAGGAGGAAGTCCTTGCACGCCTGCGCCCCCGTGCCGGCCCTCACAAACTCCTTCCACTGCTCCACCCGCGCGTCGCCGGGGAAGCCCCGCACGCTCTTCATCGTGTCGAGGCACTCCTCGGCGGAGATCCAGCCCCAGAGGTAGTCGGCCAGCTTCCAGGACGGCGGCTCATAGCCATGGTTCAGCGGGTCCGTTTCCTCCTTGATGAGGATGGAGTTGCGCTTGCTCGCCAGTTCGTTCCAGTCGTCCACGCCCTTCACCAGCCCCTTTTCGGCGATAAACTTCCGCAGCAGCCCCACCGTCAACGCCGGCAGGATGGGATGCTCCGGCCGGCGTTGCACCACCAGGGTGAGGCCCTTGGCCTTGGCTTCCGCCATGAGTTCAGTTTCAAGCATCGGAGTTGGGTTTGGGTTTGCGACACAGCACCCCGCAAATGCCCCATTGCCAGTAAGAGCAGGCCGGTTTGGTGCAGTTGAAGTAAGGGCACTTCTTGCGGGGTTTGCGCGGCTTCTTTGTCGCCGCCTTCTTTGTGGTCGGCTTCTTCATGACGCGGGGGATTTCTCTCCTTCCATCTCGATCAGCGTCTCGGCGAAGTCGCCCATCTCATCGCCCTTGGCCTTGCCTCCCACGCTCTCCACCCGCGCCGTGGCCCCGCCGGTGAGGAGTTGCCCCACCTCGGCCAGCTTCGCGGCGGAAATGGCCATGTGCTGCACGTCCTTGGCCGTCTCGATCTTCACCGTCGGCATGTCCTCCTGCATCATGGCCATGATGTCCGCCCCCAGCAGGGTGGACCGCTTCCCCAGCTCGGCCGCAAACTCCTTCAGTTCGAAGGCCTGGCTGTCCCGCACCGCCGCCACCGTCCGGTGATGGATGCCCAGCTTCTGCTGGATCATGCGGATGGAGGCCCCGGCCGCCAGCATCGCCAGCACGGCCTTGGCCTTGGCGGGCTCGTGCTTGAGGAAACGCTCCCCCGTGTATTCCCCCTTGCGTTCCAGTGGGGTAAGTTCGTCGCCGTCGTCGGCAAAAAGTGCGGTCTGGCTCATGGCTTCAGTCCTCCTCCTCGAAGATCACGGGCTCGCCATTGACCTCCTCATGGACAAACGACTCTTCATTCGAGAAACACATCTGGCTCCCCACCATACTCCGCCGCAGCGGGATCACGGAAAACACCCAATGGTCGAAGTCGGGATGGAAAGGCACCGTCATCTCCCGCGCCTGGTGCTCCGCCAGTTCCCCCGACACCGCCGGCACCGACATGTGGCTCAGATGGAAGGCTCCCTTGCGGCTGTGCCCCACCACCGCCACGACATACAACTGCCGCCGGGGAAACCCCACCTCAGCCCGCGCCGGGGTAGGCGGCACCATCATGCCACCCACCCGCACCGACAGCCGGGAAAGCATCACACCCAGCCGCAGGCGCAGCCCCTGGATCACGACCGGCCTCCCTTCACCACCGCCTCGCGGCGTGCCCGGATCTCGTCCAGCGTCCCCACCAGGTCCTCCCGCAGCCGCAGCACGGCATGGAGTTCGCCGCCGGCGTGGCGCATCTGCTCCTCGGCGATGCTCGGCGTGCGCAGGTCCTCCAGGGCCACCCGTTGGTAGGCAGCGAGGGGAAACTCCAGCGCCCTGGCATAAAGCCCCGGCGCCAGCCGTTCCAGTTCAGCGACCACCTTGAGATGGTCCTCGAAGCCGGGAATGATGCCCAGCGAGTTGGTAAGCGGGGACAGAATCCCCGCCGGTTTTGGATGTGATTTCATGTTGGGAAAAGTAGTTTTGAATCGAAACAATTCGTCATTCGTTATTCGTCATTCCATCCCGCGCTCAGCGCGGCATGATCGGTTTCACGCCGGTTTCGCGCCCGATTTGCGCGTTCTTCTGCTGCTGCTCCACCCAGTCGAAGTGCTTCAAGCGGTTCTCCACCAGGCCTCTGAGGCTTTCGTCCTGCATGATCTTCTGCCCGGCGGGCATCTTTTGCAGCGCCTCAGTCAGCACCTGGCGGCGGAGGCTCACGTTTTGACCCCGGCCCTTCATCGGCGGCTCCACCCCGCCCGCCATCTGGCTCAGGGCGTTGAGCTCGTCGTCCACCTCGGCCTCGGTCGCGGCCTCGGGGTTCGTCAGCCAGCGGTCGGCGGCGTGGGGGTCCACGGCGCGGAGACGGTCCACCAGCACCTTCGTGCGGTCCAGAACGCCGGCGAAGTCGCTGCCCACGATGCTCTGGATGATCTCGTCGCGCACCTTCAGCATCTCCGGGGCCATGCCCAGGATCTCCGGCGTCGGGAGGAAGTTGAGGTCCCAGCTACCGGCGATGTCCTCCTGCCCCACGGTGAACGGCTGGCCAATCGGACCAGTCACCCGCAGCACCGTCGTCTCGTCCAGGTTCTGCTGAAGGAGCTGCCAGGACATCTTCAGCACCTCGGCATACTCGTCCAGAAACTCGAGCACGCCCACCTTGGCATGGGTCGCCACCACCTCCGGCGGGGAAAGCTCGCCATGGCTACCAGCGAGGCGCAGATGCTCGCCGTAAACCTCCCGGCTCATTTCCCCCGAAGGCGAGAAGCCTTGGAGGTTCACCGTGGCATGGGAAGCCGTGCCCCTCATGCCCTCGTAAATCGTGCCACCGGGACGCCATTCGTCCTGCTCCGAGCGGCTCCGGTCGCGCAGGCTCTTGATCGCCGGCGGGCGGCGCGCCAGGGCGCTCAGGTCGAGGCGTCCATCCCGTAGGTCCTTGAGCGTCTGCTGCCCGCCCTTCACCATCGCCGGGATTCCCTGGTTATCGAGGATCTGGTCGCTCTCCCAGCGGAAGACGCCCAACACAAACGGGTAGCGCCCGCCCACTCCCGGCACCACGGCGTCGAAGCCCACGAAGTCGCTCTGGTCCTCGCCCACCACGTTGGAAAGCACCGTGTGGCGCAGCGTCTCCACCCCGCGCTCGTCCACCTGCTTGGTCCAGCACAGCCACACCTCGAAGAGCCGTTGCGCGGGCTCGGTGGCCGTCGCATCCATCCCCGGCTGGCCGCTCAGCTTGCGCACCTTCTCCCGGCGTTCCAGCAGCGTCGTGCCGACGGGCGAGCCATGCCCGGCCTCAATCACGGCGTCCACAAACTTCTTCGACCACGCCGCCGCGCCATGCACCTTCGAGGTCATGGAGCGAAGCTGGCCCACGGTCATGAAGCGGCGCACCCTCACCCCCGGCGCGTCCTGCAAATGCTCGGCGTTGGCGCTCCAAAACACCGTGTCCCCCGGCGTCAGGCACTCCCAGCGGAGGCGGTTTTCCGCCACCGAGGGCACTTGCACCATCCCCTGCCCCGGCCCCGCCAGGCCCAGCACCAGCTCGCGCAGTTCATTCGCCTTCATCTCGGGGAAGAGGTTTCCCAGAAACTCCACCGCCTCCTTCTCCGCCTGCGGACGTAGCATCCGGCCCACCTCGGCCAGGGCGCGCGCGGCTTCCTTGTCCTCTGCGGTCTGGATCGGGGCCACGCCCTCCATCGCTTGGGCAAACCACGCTCCCCGCTCGTCCTTGGCCAGGGCATACTCGGCCACGCCCCCCAGGCCCGCCGCTTCCATCACCTCTGGCAGCGTGATCGAGCGCTCCACCACCGTCATGCGGCGGTGCCAGTCCACCCACATCACGCTCACCCCGTAGTCGTTGCGGCGGGTCGCAAAAAGGCGCACAGCTTTCTTCTTTTCGGGCATCCGCGCCAGCTCCCAGCGCAGCAGGGCCTTGCCCTTCTCGGCCAGCATCCGGTCTCCGCTCTCCACCGGGGCCACCATCTCCTCCGGGCTCATCATGGCCGCTGCCAGCAGCGTTTCCGTGTGCTCGTTGCTCAGCATCTCCGCCAGCTTCACCTCGGCGTCGGAGCAGCCGTCCCAGGGATCGTCCAGGTTTTCCGTCTCGGCCAGGTCCTTGCGGCCCGTGTCCGTCTTGCCGGCCCACCAGCAGTAGCGGGTGTCTTCCGCCAGACCCATCGCGCCCCACCAATTCGCGTAGGTGCTGCCGAAGCCTTGGATTTCCAGGCGGATCTTGCGGCCGGCGATGGTTTTGGAGTCGCCGGGGAAAACCGGGTCGTGTGAGTCGAAGTCGTTGTTGTTCATGGGATCAGTTGAGTTGTTTGGAGCTTGAAAATTGGGGCTTCATTGGTGCTTGGAGCTTGGGGCTTGGTGATTCCTTTCGGCGTTCACGCCGAAGTAGGCGCTCACCCCGCGCCAGTCATACAGCGCCCGGCGGCTTCCGGGGAGAAGGCGCCCATGCACCACATGCTCAGGCTCGCCCTTCAGTGCGGCGCGGCGTTCTTTGAGGCGGTAGGTGCTCACGCCCCGGCTTTCCAGCCAGGCCACCAGCTTCCGCCACCGCACCCACGGCACCAGAGGCTCACGCATGGCCCTTGCCCTCCTTCCGCTCCAGCTTTCCGCGCCAGCCGTAGATCCACACCCCGCCCTTCATGGTCTGGAAGCCCTGGGCCGTCTCCACCCCGAGGGTGTAAACGTCGCCCTCATGGGTCAGAAGCTCGTCGCGGAGCGTGTCCGCCACGCCGTGAAAACCGTCACGCGGCCCGCCCTGGAAGGCGTAGTCAAACCGCAGCACCGAGGCGATGGGGCGGCTCATGTCAGTTCCTCCTGGGTGGGTTCGCCCAGGCCCATGTCCTGCGCGAATTGTTGGTCCTGCGTCTGCTCCCGGCGGTTCGCCCGCCACTGCTCAATCGGCACGCCATTGGGCGGCCGGCCCCGCTCCTCCACTTTCTTCGGGATCGAAATAAACGCCGTCGCACTCGACTTGTAGTTCACAAACTCCGTCCAGTCCCGCGCCCCCTCCCGGTTCTTCGCCACCGTCAGGTTGCGGATGATCTGCTCGTTTAGCCCCTTGTTCGGGTTGTCGGCGTCGGACTTTTCCCAGATAAACACCACCCGGTCGCTGTCCTGCTCGATGGAGCCGGAGTCGCGAAGGTCGGAAAGGCGCGGCTGGCGGTTGTCTTTCTCGCTCTCCCGGTTGATCTGCGCCCCCTGCATCACCACGGCGCCAAGCTCCTTGGCCAGGCGCTTCAGCTTCCGCGTCACGTCGGCGATGACTTGCACTTCCTTGACCCCATTGCCCAGCGCGGTCGAGCGCACCAGTTGGCAGTAGTCCACCGAGATGAGGTCCACCCGGCCCACCCGGGCGGCCACGCCGCGGGCGTCGGCACAGAGGGCGTCCACGTCAAAAACATCGTCGCGGGGAAACCACGTCCGCCCCGCCCAGCCATGCAGCCGGTCCACGTTCTGCCGGAAGGTCTCCCACTTCGCCGCGTTGCTCATGTGATGAGCCGCCTTCGGCCTTTCGGCCAGCCACGCCTTGCGGTCAGGCACCCGGCCCGGCAGCATCACAGACAGCCCCGCCATGATCCGGCTCTGCGTCGCCATCGCCATTTCCAGCGAGTAGAAAATCACCACCTTGCCCTCCACCAGCGAGCACCATGCGCTCTGCCGCAGCAGCGAGCTTTTGCCCATGCTCGGCCGCGCCGCAATCGTCACCAGCTCGCCCGGCGTGATCAGCCCCCAGGACGAATGATGATCCAAGGCCCGCAGCCCCAGGGAAATGAGTTGCTCCTTGTTGTAGCGCGTCCCGCCCTCCTCCTCGCGTTGCACCTGCGCCTTGAGCTCCTCCATCATCGCCCGCTCATCCCGGCCACGGGAGAAGGTCTGGATCTCGGCCAGCGCCGTCACACCAGGGCGGATGCGGGAAACGAGGTCGTCAAAGTCCGCCACCGGCGTGGCCAGCTTCTCGCCCAGCGTCAGCGCGATACTCTGCGCCTGCCGCGCCCGCCACGACGCCAGCAGGTTCGCCAGCCACAGCTTGCAGAAGCCCGGAGCCTCCACCGCCGCCGCCCAGCCCCGCAGCACCTCCAGGCCCACCGCGCCGGGAGCCCCGGACGCCGCCAATGCCTGCGCCACCACCCCGGCCTCAATCGCCTGCCCCTTGGCCGCCTGCGAAGCCATCACCTCCCACACCTGGGAACGCTCCCCGTGGGTGAACGCCGCCGGGGACAGCCCGGCGTTGATGCCTTCCAGCACCCAGCGCGGCTCCAGCAGCATCGCCCCGAGGACGGACTCCTCCAGGTAACGCGCGGCCTTGCCCGCCTCCGAGTTGGGGTCCAGAGGCACGGCCTCCGGCGCAGATTTGTCTTTGCGATTTTGGTGTTTCATGTTGGGAAATTGGTCAGCCCTCCAGGGCCTCGTTGGCTTCCGCCACCCACTCCGCCGGGATCTTCGCCGCCATCGCCGGATTCACGTCACGCAGCCGCTCCAAGGGGTCCTCCCCCGCCACACAGCCCCGCACGAAGCTCACCCACATCCCCCGCAGCTTCGCCGTCTCGTCCTGCCCCGCCGGGGCAAACGCCACCACGTTGCCGCCCTTGCGAGCCGGGGCCGGCTCCGGGAAACGGCAGTTGTTGCGGATGCTCCACAGCACCGCCTCCCGCACCGCGTCCACGCCCCCCGCCTTGTGCAGCCCCAGCAACGTCGCCAGATGCTCCCCCGACGCCAGCAGGCTCAACGCCCGGCCATGCCGCTCATGCGCATGGACCAGCCACCGCACCCACGCCGCCCCAAACTCCTCGCCGCACAGCACCCACTGGGTCCGCGACTGCCTCACCACCCGCTCCGCCCAACCCCGCCGGAAATCCTCGGGGGAAGGGGCCTCCGGGGAAAGGGGGGTCTGGGACTCGCGAACGTCCTCGAAGGTTTGGAAAGCAGCCGGGGGTGTGGCTGACGACGGACCTGCCTCGTGTGTATGCCCGCACGCGCTTCTTGGCGAAGCCGGGATGGGGGCGATAGGGATAAGGGGGTCTGGGGGAAAAGGGAAAGAGGGGGAAGGGGTCCGCAGGTCGTCACGTGATGCGTCACGTTTTCCCGTCACGCCGCCACGCTTGCGCTCACGATACCGCTTTGCCCGCTCAGCCGCTTTGCTGCGAGGTTTGCCAGCCGTCACGCCGTCACGCTCAACCGTCACGCTCTCGCTCTGTTGAACCGTCACGCTTGCGTCACGCTGTCCGCAGACAGTCCGCAGCAAGTCACGGATTTCCGTCAGCAAGTCTACGATCTCGTTTTCCCGGCTCACAGAGGCCCTCCTTCCGTCAGACTCGAAAACAACTCCACACCCTCCCCCAAACGCCGCTCCGGCACCGCCCCCAGGAACTCCCAAAACCCCTCCGAATCCAGCGAAGGCGTGCAGCCCCGCAGCACCACCCCGTAACCCAGGCAATACGCCCGCTTGGCCAGCACCCGCACCTCCTCGGTGCCCTCCGGCAGCAACACCCCCAGCGCCACATGCGCCGCCCAACCCCGCCCCGTCACCATCACATCCCCCAACACCGGCCCCGCCGATTTTTTTTGGCCCTCAAAAACGGCCATTCCAGCGGGGGAAGCCCCCTCGCCCTCACCCACGGCCGCACCAACCCCAGCCGCGCCGCCCTGGGCAGGCTCCGCCCCACCCCCAGCTAACTCCAAACCGCGCGCGCCCGCGCGATTTTTTTTCCAAAACCGCTCCGCGAGGCCCCGAGACCAAAGCACCGAATGAGACCGGCCAGCCCGACGCCAGCCGTCCTGGTTGTCGGTTCCAAGCTGACGAAGGCTCGACAAGACCTCCAACGAAATACCCCACAACTTGGCCAGGTGAGCCTCGGCCACCTCGTCCTTGCCCGCAGGCCAGGGAAAATCTGTTGAGTCGGGGGCCATCATAGGTTTGAAAATCTGATGAGGTTGCACCAGTCTGTTGGATACCCACCCCCCCCCAACATCGCGAC